TATACCTCTTCGGCACTAAAGAAACCTTGATGTTATTTTCTAGACACCATGAGCAACACTTCCACTGGTCTTTTCTGTAGATGCCAATAAAAAGTTCCTTTTTCTTTTTAGATTTTCTCATGGGTATTGCTAATATACTAAATATACATTACTAATCCAAGTGGCAGGTGCAAAATGTGTTGTGTGTAGAGAGTAGTCTAATATACTCAGGCACTCGGAACTCAGGCAGAGTCCCCTCAAATAAGCCTCTCTAACGAACGATAATTTTCTCAGTGGACTCTATATACCAGAATCGTATAAAAGTCTCTTAAAACGGCTGTAAATAGCCTTAAAATGGATGTCAGCAGTGAATCGAGCTACCTTTCAACCCCTTTATTAATTTATTTCTATTGATTTACAACAATTTACATAAATATAGGGTACAAAAAAAGCGCCCTAAATGAGCGCTTATATTTAATTAATTAGGTTTTATTTTTATTTATTGTTAAATAATTCTCTGCCTCTCTCAATAATATTAAAGGCTTTGTTTCTGTCAATGTTGTAATACTCGGCGAAGCTGTCAACAGTTAAAAAATTATTCCAGTAATCCAGATACATTAAAATAATCCTATCATGTATCTTTTTAAATTGTGCGTTAAATTGTGTCTTATTTGCCATGAGTTTAAATGTTTGTTAAGTCTGTTATATTACAATTTGCTTTAACCAGTTTATTAAAATAATTATCGAAATGATATAAATTTCTAAAGGTTTTTATTTTGGTTATGGTTTTGCCATTAGCCATTGAATAAGATATTTTTTTTCTGAATTCCATCTTAATATTTTTTATTATCGTTTAAAATTTGTTGTATTGTATCCTCTAAATTTATATTTATAAAAACATGATACAGATTAGCAAAGGACACTTGCATCCAGTCTGAAAATCTTTCTCCTGTTACTTCATCCCATGTGTCAAAAGCATCGTATTGATTTACTGCCTCTGAAACCTGTTTAGCTAAATGGGTATAAATTACCCACTCATGACCATCTAAATCCTGCCACATTCTTTCTGTTACTTCATCTTTAAACTCATCCGTTAAAATTCCCTTTTCGTCATGGGTTTTGTGTTCCTGTCTAAGTTCTAAAACTGCATACTTTAAAAGGTCGTTTATTTCTTCTTTAATTTCAATGTAAGTCATAATTAAGAGTTTTTAATGATTAATGTAAATAAAGATAAAAAAATTAGCACCAGTAAAATTTTGCTTACTGAGTCAATTACTTGAATTACTTTGTTTTGTTGTTTTGTGTTCATTGTTTTCAATTTTAGTTAATAGTCGTTTAATGTTTACACCCGTAAAAGTAGAAAAAAGGATAAACCAAAAAACTATTTTGGCAATTTTAACAAAACTTTAACATTTGGCAAAAAGCCACAAAAAAACCCCCTAAAAAAGGGGGTATTGAATTCACATTAGCGGGTATTGAATTCACATTTAAGGGTATTGAATTTACACCTATTGAATTTATTTATTCTTGTACAATATATCTATTATTTTATAAATTAAATCTATTAATACTTTCACATCTGAAATGTTAGTAATTTGACTCCTGCCATCAATTGCCATTAATTCTACATACCAATCATTTTCTTCACCAGTGCGAGAATATAAATCCTCATCACTACAATAAGCACTTAATTCTAATACATCATAATCAGTCGAAAAACTGTACTCGTAATGATACCAATCAAAAGGGTAAATACCTTCCTCTGCTTCTACATCTATTTTTTTAAAACCCAATTCTATTAATTCTCTTTCTGTCATTTTTATTGTTTTAAATTACACTAAATATTGTAGGGGATTATCCCCTCGTGAAAAAAATACTCCATCTTCTAAGAACAGAAAATCTCCTGAGTCAAACTTACTTCTAATGTAGTCTTCGCTTATATAGGTATCTGCTTCCTCTCTACAGGCTCTCAGCCACTCTCTAAAGCACCTTTCTAGTATCACATTAGGGTCAAGCTCATTGTCTTCGTAAACAGCCTCCCTAAGCTCTCTAAATAGGTGTACATCTGCAAAGTATCCAGTGAACAATCCATCCATCTTAGATAGGTTTTGAATTATCTCATAGAAGTCAATATTTTTATACTTCCATTGCTTCCTAAATTTACAGTAGCTTTTTTCAGTAGCATCGTAAAAGTCAATATTGAAGTCAGTTACCTTTGTGCCTAGTATCTTGGCAAATTCAAATAGACTATTTATAGATTCATCGGCATAAAAATACCCTGCTTTAATAGTGGCTTCTGTCTCATTGTAGAGAGCCTCAATCTGAGACTCCCTACTAAGCTCGTCAAATCTAAATAACTTGTCTATACCTCTCATTAATCTATTTTAATTTTATCTATTATGGCTTCCTTGATTTCACTTCTGTTATCAAAAAACCATTCATGCCATTCTCCCCTCACTGCTGAGGTATTAAGATATTCATCTATAATGAACGATAAATTATTCTCTATTGAGTCTAAGGTATCTCCTACTATCTCTTCGAAGATATCTCCTTCTGTCTTTTTTGTTGGGTCTACCATTAGTTCCAGATTTCTTTTATTTGTTCTACGGGGTCTTTATCCTCTTCGAGTAGGTTTGAATGATTCTCGAAGTCCTCAGTGTTGATTTGTATCATCGCTCCATTAGGACAAACAGGTGCTTCCTCAGCTAATCCTACACAGTCAATGTAGCTAATTCCATCTTCATTAGTCTTAGGCACTGGTATACTAATCCTATCTGAAATCATACTCAGAAAGATGCACCATTGTTCTGGTGTGGTCGAATTGTAAAAGTCTATTACTTGTTTAAATTTATCATTCATGATTACTTTAGTTTTAGTTTTGTTAGTTCATTTTTTATCATGTAGATTGAATCATCAATATATTCAAGTCTGTGGTTTTCGTCATCAAAATCATCACTTGTTACTGAATCTTTGATTTCATTAAGTAAATAGATAATTTCGTCTCCACAATTACCGAGTTGCATTGAGTCTAATATAGTCATGATTATTTGTTTTTAAAGTTAAACGTTTCACCTTCTATCTTAATCCAGATAAGTTTACTGTAATTGATAAACCTGTAGGAACGTTCTTCCATTCCCTTAGCAAGTAAATTCATATCACATACTGGAATAAGATTAGCTGTGATTGGGTCAAAGGATAAACCTTTACCTGTAGTGTGTTTTACAACGCCTGTTCTACAGTTCATGGTTCTAATAGAGCCATCTTTCTTAACGAACTTGGCAGAGAATACTTTGCCTGTCGATACTTTGTCTAAGATTTCTTGTAGTGTAATCATAATGTTTATTGTTTTAATTCGATTGCAAGATAGTAATTATTTTGCAACTGCCAAATACTTTAACAAAACTTTAACATATAACCATATATTGGTTAGAAAAAGACCTTATTATCTGTAACAAAAAAAAGAACCACCTTTTCAGGTGGCTCTCTAAACAAACTATTAACTAAATAAACAAATGAAACAGTCAAATCTATAAATTATTTTTGACTCCACCAAATTTATTTTACAATATACATTCCTTTAGGTACTGAACGGGTCAACATGTACTGTACAGTATAGCGTAATGAATCAATAAGGTGATTGTAGGAATCAATAGGTTTTATGCCATTTACAGCCCAAGCATAGTTATTGAACTCTTTGATTAGGTTCTCTCCTTCTATATTTATAGTGTAGTCTTGCATCAGTGCAATACCAGACAAGATACTGCCTTTCTTTTTTATTGTGGGACTTAGATTCAAGCCTCTGGTGGATAGTTCTGCAATAAGCCTAGGCTCACTATTATCGCAGATAATTAGTTCCTTTCCTGCATGTCTTATACATTCATCATATAGATTAGAGGTAACCAATCCTTTTTTATATAGATATTCTTTTGCCCAGATTATTTTCCTATCTTTGTCGATGGCAACCTTTACAAGAGCTGAGGCATCTCTGGAGAATCCCCAATCCAATCCCCATGCCTTTAAATCCACACCCTCATTGAATTGTCCAATCTGCCAGTCAGTGAAGATTACACCCTCTGCTTTCTGTAGCCAACCTCCCATTATCTGATGCCTAAATTTATCTGGTCTGCGTACCTTCATCTCCTCCAATTGATTCACAAATGACCCGCTTAAATTCTCAACGTTATCTTGGTAAGTGGTGTGGATATAGTTTACATTATTCTTTTCCCCATTAAATCCATCTGGTATCTCCCTGTTCTGGTAGAACCTTTGGTATATCCAATGTTCTTTTGTGGTGGGGTTTAGAATCAACAAACATCTATTTTTTACACCTTTGGCACGAATAGAATAATCTATTTTATCAAAGCTTTCCTCATCATTCAATTCCTCTGCCTCATCCAACACAAAGGTATTGACCCCACTTATAGATTTAAGTTTGGCAGTCTGGTCTCCACTTGCAGTTTTAATACCTGAGAAATATATGGAGCTTCCTGTTAGATTGTTTATAATCTCATACTTAGTGATAGTGAAGTGTTCTGTAACCCCCATTAGCTCTAGCTTCTCAATAAATTCAGGGATGATACTCATACTCGCTGAACTCATGGTGTAACGAGTAAACAGCACTCTATTGTTTTTCTCATAGGTGAGCAAAACTAAGAACACTGTTACCGCAAATGATTTACCTGAACCTCTACCTCCAGTTATAACACTGTATCTGCTATCCGAATTGAATAGAGATTGATACTTTGGATTTAGATTTACTTTATTCATCCTTCTTATCACGTTTACCCCAAACCTCAGATGCAGGTTTTACATAGTATCCTAGTATGGGATTCACTAAGTAATTCCAAAAGTCCTTTGGGAAATCCTTTGGGTCTCTAATCTGTTTTGCTCTCGCCATCTTCCTCTGGTGTTATATCTATTGTATTGGGTTTACTAAAGTCTATCACTGGTATATTGACCTTAGTATCTATATTGATGTTCTGTTGTTCTTTTGGTCTACCATACCTATATTCAAGTAACCACTTCATGTGTTGAACTGAACCATCCTTAGCTAATTTGGCAACCTCTATCCAAGCCTTTTCCTCACTACCAAAAGCTTTCTTCATGGCATTGAGGGTCATACCTGCTATGTCCTTATCCGCTGTCTTACGAGGTCTACCTTGTCCTCTGGAGATACCCTTGACAGCACCGTTATTACGTCTACCATCAACCTTCCTTTTCATTGGTCTTTTGCCTTCTTCATTACCCATGGGAAACCTCCAATCCTTTAATGTGTTTTAATTCCTTATCTACATCTCTAAATATATGGATAAGCTTCCTGTGTTCAAACACCAATTCTTTATACTTCTCCCTGTAGTAACTATCAGGCTCAAGATATTTCTTAGGGTCATTAGTCAGCTTATTAAGTATTTTTGATATTTTAGAGTAAGCCTTTATAAACTTAGAGTCATAAAGTAACACCACTTCTTCCATGGTTTTAACCCCATGAATTACCGTTGCGTGATTTTTATTTATCTCTTTTCCTATATCAGAATATCCAAACGAAGTGTAGTCTCTTGCTAATTTATAGTACAAGTTTCTAATATAAACAACCTCCCTTATCCTTGTTGCCTGAGATATATCTATTTTAAATTCACTTTCTACTAATTCTCTAATCTGTGATAATTCCATTTATTTCTCTTTTAAATTCTGTGTAAGCATCTATAACCCCTTGACAACATTCGTAATTCTCAGTCTCTTTGTAAAACTCAAGAAGGTATCTTACATCTTCCTCGAACAAAACACCCAACCTAAGTGAGTGAAGAACATCGTCAAAACATTCTTGCTTATCTAAATACATTTACTTTTCTAAAAATAAAACCACTAATAACATTACAATTCCTGTTATGTAAAAGATGGTTATTGTTTCAAATATCATACTTTCTATAATATACGGTTAGTTCTTCTCCTTTTTTTATAGGTCTCACAGTGTATAGGAGACTCTCTGTTTCATTATCTTTTATAAAACAGTTAGGACTATCGCTATGGTTTAGAAACCCTCCTAGAGGTGTTCTAATTAGTTCCCCCGTATAGTGATGGGTTACACCAAAACAATACCCTGCTATAATCTTTTCCGTAGCAAATACACCTTGTCCATGTATATTGCTATTTCTTATTGTTAGTTCTTCTGGCAAAGGTCTATACATTATATATCTCCTTCCAGTTCGTAATCGTAAATCTCCTTATTCTTTTCTACAAAGTATTCATTGTAGACATCCACAGCCTGTTCAACATCGTACCTCCCTGCATTGAAAGACCTCTCGCTTACCCCATAGAATCCAATGGTCGCTGTAGTTTTATCGATAGCTATAAAAGTAAAGTCTTCATAACCTACATCAAATAACTTGCAGTAAATGTAAGCCTGACATCTATAGAGATATTCCCTTGCCGAATACTCAAATTTATTTATGTTTCCTGTAGTTTTTAAATCTACTATATACCCATCTCCAAGGACATCCGCCTTAGCTCTGAATGGCATCCCAAATAGATTACCAATAGCAGGAACTTCCTTCTGTGTATGTTGCATTATATCAACCGCCCTTGAATTATTGTAGAACGATTCTGCCAATCTTTCCACCTGTTCCTTCTCACTCATAGTGAATGGTCTTGGGTGTTCCTTTAGAGCCTCTTTAAATACGTTTGTATTTCTACCCTTTATATCCACGAACACTTGCTTCTCATATACATGAGGTTCTAGTATCGCTGTATGGAATAGCCATCCAAATTCAAATGCAGGATTAGTTTTAGAACCAACCAACAAAGAATCCTCATAGGCTTTTGGTGAATCTAGTAGTTTCTTTACAGAGCTACTGGACAAAACATTTCTCCCTAGATACTGATAATAGAATTCATCATCCATCATCTTCTCTAGTAATTCTGATTTAGACCAGACCTTGTTGTCTAAGGTAGTTATACTTTCTTGCATAATCGTTTTTTGATTGTTCATATTCTTGTTCCATCCAATGGAGTTCTGCTCTCTGTGATTCTAAGAACCACTCGTACTCTAAAAATTCTTTAGTCTTTCCCATTATCTTACGTGTTTTAATAGTTTTCTAATTATCTTTTCTATTGATTCTTTGATGAATGATAGTGGAGACTCTACAACATGGTAAACCAACACTACCAGTCCTTCAAATATCATAAAGAATATAAGAAGCAGGAATATGATAAATAACTTGGGGAGGTTGAATATTATTTTCATGCCTTATTGTTTTAAACAAAGCTATATAAAAAAATAAGCAATCACAAAAACTTTAACACTTTATTGTTTAGGGTCAAAATTACCCTTCCAATAAGTTTGGCAAACAGCAAAGCGTTGTTCCCTATCAGGAAACTCCTGAATAACTTTTGCATTGTTCATACATCTCTTGTTGAAATCTACTTTCTCTTCGTACTTTTTTGGTTTCATGTTTAATGGCATAATTACTCTTTTTTATTGTTATTATCTGATTCTAGTTTTTCTAATTTTCTTGAGAGGGCAACACAATAAATCTGTAGTTCCTTAATCTCTCTTTTCATGTTTAACAATGTAACTTCTTTCATTTATCTAAATCTTTTTTTAATCGTTCAATATAACAAGCCCCATCTAAAAGCTCCTCTTGCAGATGCTGTAACCATTGTAGTGTTGTAAGCTTACTATCATCGAGTGTAGTATCATATTTAGCGATACCTACTTTACTTCTAACGGTAAGCAAATTCTTTACATTTTCAACTATAGGGTCGCTAACATCCTTTAGTCTCTTAGTTACTCTTGGCTTTTCACTGTAACTCTCATTCATTGTCCACCATTTAGAGATACTGTCTCCCATACATTTAAAATTTACATTTTTTACAATCCCACTCTCTTCCTAAATTATTAACGTAGTTTACAAATCCCTGTGGTTCTGGAAGTGTAACCCAATGCTTTTTATAGTAAACCCTAGTAACCTTGCACTGTTCAAGAGGTATATCTATACTATCATCATCACATTCATGTTCTACCTTTAGAACAATAGACTTTTCGTTTGTGTGCCAACTATCACTGATTCTCTCAAGGAGTAATCTTTGCCCAGTGGGAATAGGTTTGAATTTACGTTTGACCTCTATTAGAATCAAAACCTTATTATCAAATTCAAGTACACCATCAATATCTGATGGATGGAGCTTTCCGTTCTGCACTCCTGTAAAGTCTATAACTTGCTTTACTTTATTTCTGTTCTTTATCAGACTTGTACTGCTCATATATTTTTTTTAATTCGTTATGGATTCTGTTTCTAAAGCATGGACTACAACTTGTAGGAACTGCTTTTTCATTAAACACCCTGTTAAATATATTGATTAAATCTCTCTGAGTGCTTTGTGTTATAGAATTTTTATTGGCTACAAAATACTTGTCTAAAAACTCATATTCTGGTTCTAAAAGACATTCGACTTTCTTGTAAGGAAACATCTTATTTAAAAAATCACGTCTCTTATCGCATCCGCAATCTTTTCCATCGGAGAGCCACTCTACTGCTTTCTTGATGCCAGTAGCTGTGGTTATCTTCTCAATAGTATCTCCTAACCCTTTACTTGGTTTGTTTGTAATCTTTGTAGTACTCTTCGGTTTTTTCCCTGACTTTTTGTTTGGCATTACTAAGTGTATTAAAAATTGAACTTAAACTTATCTTAGTTTCTCTTGCTATTCTTCTCATGCTCATTTTATTATAGAAGTGTATATCCCATATCTTTTTATCGTACCAATACCAAGATGAAACAACACCATCTATTTCGTCTACAAGTTTATTAAATGTATCTTCATTCTCATAATCTACAACACTGGATTCA